CTGTAGACAAACCGGCGACAAATTTTTTCGATTTTATACTCGCGACTGCCATCATTTCTGTATCGTTCAAAAAACAAGTTATTCCATTTTTGAAAACATCTATTAACGTATCCACGTGGATAGCAATGTAGTCTTTATCGGTTATTGCTATCGAGCGTCGAAGGTCATCAACGGTTGCGATACCCCAGGCGTAAGTAATAATTTTCGCCCCATGAGAATGATTGATATTCGATTCCAGGCGCAATTCATGGAGTAATCCGCATCGTGCGCCGTAGATATCAATGGATTTACACTCAGGATCAAGATATTTTTCAGGTTCCATGTAACGGTCTACCCAGAAACAAAAGGAATGCCGTATTCCAAAAGTTTCCTTGGAACCACTCTGTGATTTTCTTAATTCAAAATCCTTTTTGGCCTCACTCTTTATCAAGGAACCAAGAATGTCGATTGCTGAATAAATTAAGACCAGTGTCGGGTTTATGAGCCGCTTATCTCGACAAGTTTCAGCCGCGTCAACAAAGTTGTTTATAAAATCTTCCAGCTTATTCTCGGACATCAATCACATCCATCACCATTTTGTGAAATATTTTTGCCCGATAGGTTGACATCCACTGAATCGCGTCTGATAACAACGTACTATCTGAAATTTTTCTAGAATTAAGCAACTCTGGTTTGTACTTAATAAGCCAATCTAGGAAATCTTTTGCGTCAACCGCGGTTCTATTGTATCCACCCTCGTTAGTGGCAATGATCAATAACGCATCATCCGTTTCCTCGATGATGACATTTGATCCTTCTGTATACTCTCGAATATTTGTGTTGTAAATGACATTCATTTTTTGCTCAAACGATTACCCTGGTGCTATTCAAAAAACACAACTAATATTACAGCCACAGTCTTTCGTACACTTCCCCATCGACCATAAATTCTTCTGACTCTTCACCGCGTACTAATTTCAAAAAGTACGATGCTCTAGCGTAATCCCAATTAGTTTGCGGTAACAATAAGGCGATTGCCTCTTCTTCCGAAAACCCAGTGTATGCTTCGTCAACTGTTATTTTGTTTTTAACTATTGCTTCACAAAAAGTAAGAATATCTTGCTTATCCTCATTGGTATAAGGCGGGGTTACTTTTTTTACTGTTATATAAAGGTCTCTAATTTTCATTTTCTTAGCAACCTGTAATCTTCAAATATCTTTTCCAACTCAGAGTAAATTGGTTTGAAATCTTCATCCGACCACTGAAGAATATCACCATAGCCAAACGTTTTTGTTTGCTTAATTTGATCTAATAATATTATATCATTCGATTTTATGGCGATGTATTGCGCAAAACTTCTGGCAAATAATTCTACTGTGCGTCCATAAACAATAACATAATCTACGTTAACCTTAATTGGCTTCCCGTCTTCTATGATATTTTTTATTTCGCCTGATTTGTATTGCATTATCTTTGAATAAAGAATACTTTGTTTTACTGCTTTTTCCCAACCAGTAAGCTCTCCATTCTTACTAGAATATTTACCTCTTGTTCCAATCACCTCGAGGTCAATTTGATGTCCGATTTCATGAATTGACGTTAATTCTGGTACTGGAGATAGTGAACTAATTTCGATTTTGGAAGGTATTCCAGTTCTTTTATTTACAATAATCCCTCCAACACTATTTCTATTATCGGTTACCTCCACAGGGACTTTTGTCATTCTCCATTTTTGAATATTAAGTACACTATCAACTGATTTAACGGCATATTGAAATTTTGCTTTTATTTTTGGATCTTTCGGAAGATCAGTATAAACATTTATCAGCAAAGGCAGCCGTATAGATTCACCTTGTTTTTGTTCATATTGCTTTTTTTTCGTCACTCACCACCGGCGCCACCCAGCATCTGCAGTTAACGTGTCCAGGCGGCTTGGTGATAGGCATGCCCTTGCGGTCCTTGCCAAACTCATCCCCAATCTTAACCACCTTCCCGTGCAAAGGGCGGCAAATAGGACATGTCAACTCATCCCTATTCGTATGCCACTTGATCTGCGTAATCCCCTCCTGCTTATATGCCATAATCTCACCCTCGGCATACGCCCGCGTCGTCTCCGTCACCGCAATCGCCTGCGCGCGAATCTCACCGTAATGGATCAGCGACTGCTGCAGCTGCCCATACGTCGCGCCAGGCTTCTCCACCCATTGCGCGATGAGCTCACCAATACCGGTCGTGCTGGTCGTATTCAACTTCTTCAGCAGAGTATCGGTGTAATCCCGCGCCCATCTTGCCGCGTTGGCATTCGCCAGGTTCGGATTGAAAGCAATCCCCGCCTTCTGCGCAGCCTGCCTCGCCGCATCAAACGCCATCGTCTCCAGGCGCGGCTGCAGGATTGCCAGCATACGGTTCTGTTCGTTATTCCAGAAAGAGTCATTCAGAGCCACGGGTCACCTTTGCTTGTTTCGCCCCTTTCAATATCTGGTCACGGAAATTCAATTCTTTCCAGCCGCCTATATGGAGGGCTCGCCAAAAAACATTTAGTATTCCAGGCTTTGGAACAAACGTGGATGCGCTCGGGATTAAGAAACCACCTTGTTTATCGCTCTTCAAATTGATAGTAGCGCTGGGCTTACCATCCTTTACCCATTCTTCTACCATTCTTGAGTATTCAGTAGTTTTCGCGATAATTTCTTTAACACTACCCGCGTCGGACGAATAAACAAATTCGCCGTCGATATTTATTTCAAAGACTCGCGGTCTGGCTTGGGGCAGAACGTGGATCTCAATATCTGTTGTTTCTGTTTCGCCATTGTGCAGAAGGCATTCCAGGTAAATGGTGTGGTAGCTGTCTTGCTCGCCGATGTGCAGGGTGATTTCGCTCATGCTTAAAAACCTCCGTGATAGAATCCGCGCATGGCCATTGTCACACGCAACGATGAGATTATTGCCACAATCCACTTCGAAAATGAGCGGTTGATCGTTCGCGCCATTACGCAAGAAGATGCGGACAGGATTTTGAAAATCATTTCAGTGCCTTATTGGATTGGAACTTTCGACGTTGTAATAATGGAAGGGGAAGAAGTTACCATGCATGGCTCAACGCTCGCTTATCCTGGTACAAAAATCCATTGGAGCAGGCTTGGGGCTGGCGGAGCATCCTTACATCTTTTTGAGGCGCCTGATAAGCTTATGCTTCCCTGGATCGCGAAAACCATCACTCCACCAACTTTTGAATTTCAGGCGGTATTTGATCCCCAAGCCAATAACGACTGAACCAAACCGCGTATTGATCGTGCATCTCTTGTTCAAGCAAATCTTCACCACTTAATCTCAAAGAAAATTTTTCGAATTCGGATTTCTTGTTCAAATCCATTTGCTTCCACCACGATTCACCGACTTCATGAAACAGAGCTTCTTTGATCGGGGGACCATTATCTGTCCATTGGGTTCTTGGCCGAATGTTATTGACAAAAATCGCCACTTTTCCATTTAGGTGATAACCGCTGGCCCTTTTTATCTGCGGTACGGAATCGTTCGGGTCAATCTCAAACGACAATATCGTGAATAACTTGTTTTCTTTGGTAAATTTTTCCGGCAACTCTTCCAAATACGAATCGAATTCCCGGATTTCATCAATGGTCAAATCCTTTTCGGTGGAATATTTGAAATCATATTTGTCTTGAAAATAGTCATATATTTCAAATATGGTGGCATTATCCGGTAGAGACGTCCCGCCTTTCCTCCCATGCACTTTTTGATTTGCATGCCCCGGATGCTTTAGCTCACCTTCACTCGTAAATGCTTTGGTCGTTCCCGGTTCAACAACCTGTTCTCCAATGCGAACAGCCAGCCCCGCGAAATACTCCCGCAAAGCCTGCTCCAATTCACTCTCCGTCATGCGCTTTACCGCCTTGAACGGATCGTCTTTATGGGTAGAGTATCCTCTCCCACTCAACGGAAAAGGGCTGGCTTTGGTGGAAGCCTCCCCGGGCATCCACGGAGAAAATATTGACTTAACTTGCTCAGGCGTTTCGGCAAACACCAGCTTGTTCAGAAGATCGGCTCGAATATCAAAGGGGATATGCTCGCTGGTAAATTCCAGCCGTGGTTCCGAATTCTCTCTGAGGCTCTTAAGCGTTACATCCTTCCAACGCCGCAAGTCAGCCAGCGCGTTCTTACTCAGTATGGAACGGGTCTGCATAGGCGCCGCGTTCTGCATATTCGGGACTGGAAACGCTCCACCCAGTGCGCCAGGGTCAGCCGGCTGTGAATTCATTCCAGCGCCAGGGATTTCGTTATCACGTTCATCTCCCAGCGGAGGCAGGTTCCAAAAGCGCGCCCGCCGTTCCTGCCGTGTCATGTCTTGCGTCGAAGCTGCGGCTTCCTGCAGCAGCTGCATCTTGTTAATCGGGCGAATGTCATCAAAGACGGCTTCTTCCCGATTTGCTGAGCAAATCGGGGCATACCATCTCTCAAGGATCTGGCTGGTGATCGTTTCCGCGTAAACCGTCGTCATCAGCGGCCAGAGTGTTTTCTCCTTGAAGATATTATCCCCGGTCGTAGCGTTAGCTTCGGTCGCGTTCTTATCCAGCATCCCTGGCGGAATCCCCATGATGTTCAGGATTTCGTCTTTGGTAAACGACCGCCCCGCCAGAAAGTCCATGTCTTTTGCATTCCAACCCAGAATATTGACCGCCATATCAAAAGCGTTCGTTACCACCGTTCGCCGCGCGCTGGCCGCGTACTCCCCACTGGTCAAGGCTTCCTTGATGGATTCCATATCCTGCGGGTCAATCGCGTCAGCCGTGCCAGGCACGCCGCTCGATACGTTGATGATGGCCGACGGCATAACGTTTCCCGTCCCAAAGAACGCGCCGTTCCAATGCGCCATTGCGCTGTCCGCGTCAGATGGCAGCAGCGCAGCCACAAGCGGAGATAATCCCCTGAAGTAGTCATACGGGTTCGGATAGCGAAAGTGACAGATGTATTCAGCCGGAATTTTCCACAACCGCCCGTTTACCGTGTATTCGTAATAATCCACCATCCGCTCTTTGTCACCCGGAAATGGGTTCACCGCGTTGGATGGCAGCGGCCAGATTTCAGCCAGGTTGTTGTCTTCATCCGGCGCCAAAAACCAATACGCATTCCCCGAAAGATCCAGCCACCACTGGCTGTACTGCCACAAAAACCCGCGCCCCATCACCGGATTCGGCTTGCGCAGGATGCGCGTAAACGCATGGTTTTTAACTGGCACCCCGTCGTCTTCCATCCCGGTCTCGTTGCGCACAACGAATAATCGTCCGGCTGCCAGTTCGCTGGATTTGAAATGCAGGGCGGTATAGATCCAACTGTTCTGCATGGCGCGTTTATAGGCTGCGTCTTTCTGTCCCAGATCGCCGCCCTTCCATTTTTCAGCGTCTGCCATCGTGTTCAAAAACATTGGCCGGTGTGCCTTCGTGCCTGATCCATGCGATGCAATCTGGAACGAGCGCACCGCGCTTCCGATCGTGCTTGCAATTGAGTCGAGTATGGGCATTCTTTATCTCCGCTAAACTACGGCCATGCGTGTCGGCTTGGCCATTGGGCGCGCCAGCGTCGCCAGGGCAAACGAATCGGCGTCATCATCGTGCTCACCTTCCGGCGCGCGCAGGCTCGATCCTTCGATGCTGGTCAGCTGCAGGTATGTGCGCTGCGAGTGAATGATCGTGGTCTCATCCCGCAGCGCATCCGCCATCGCGTCATACATCAGCGCCTTCCCCAGGCTGGTTGAATGCCAGCCTTCTTTGCCATCCGGCCCGCGCAATCTTCGCAGCTTTGAGTTATCGCGCAGCCACAATAAAACGGCGTGCCCGTGGTTGTTGCGCTCCACCAGCGCCGCGGCCTTGTTGTAGTAGCACCCAACCTTGTCGATATGTGCCGCGAATGTGCTGGGCTGAAACTTCCCGGCCAGGTGCGCCACTTCTTCTCCGCTGATCGAATCCAGCACATGAAATGAACTATCGTCGCTGGTTGGGTTTCCTTCGGCTGGATCTGCGCCAATCACATACGTGCGACTGGCTTTCGGCGTTGAATAGATCATCAGTCCCGGTATTGCCGGGGCTTTGTCGTTCGGTATCACCGCGCTGACCACGTAGCTCTTCAGCAGCCACTCAGAAGCGATGCGCTTTGACATGGTGCGCGGTGCCAGGGCTTCCATGTCTGTCGCCGGGTACTGCTGGTGCAGGTCGTCCAATGACCCGGTGCGGTTCAAGATTTCAGCTTTCTGCTGCCGGTACCATTCATCCGTTCGGCTTGGGCGCGCGCTCCAGGGCAGAAAGATCGGTGTCCATCCGTTCGCGTTTTCCTTCGCCGCGATATACGTTTTCTTGAAATCGCTTTGCGGGCGTTTGTTCTCAGAGCGAGAGAGTAGGATCATCTTTCCACCGCCGTCGATGGTCGGTTTGACCGCGTTCATCAGCGCGCCCTGGTTATCCACCAGGTCAAACTCGTCACAGATCACCAGGCTGGCGGTGTAGCTGTCTCCCGCCGATGTCGGGAAGGCCCTGGCTACGCTGCCATTCGAGAGCGCCCAGACGTGCCCATTATCGATATTTACCGCGCGCGCCTGCATCCAGTTCGGCAGGCGCTTGTACATGCCCTTAAGCCGCTCGTCGCCCAACAGGGCAATCGACTCATCATCACGCCTCGAAAAGAGCAGCACCACTGCCGATGGATGGAAAAGCATCAGCCACAGCGCGAAACCCAAAACCAACCAGGTAATGCCCAGCTGCCGCGCTTTCAAAATAACCACCAAGCGCTCAGTCTGCATGGTCTTAAGCGCCCTGGCCTGTGCCGGCCACAAGCGAAACGGTATCCAGGCCTTTTCTGTCCCATCGTAAATATGCAAATAGTTATCGATGAAATACAGCGGCGATTCCGAACAGGTCAGCCATTCAAAGGTTTCATCACTCATCGAGCAGCTTCTTTTCCGCGGCGTCTGCCCTGGCCTTTGCCGCTGCCAGTTCATCCGCGCTGAAGGTCAGCGAGACGGTTCCGCTGTTCTCGACCCTTTCCACAAAGCGCCCATGCACGCGCAGGATCTTATCCAGGGCGATTTGCTTGTTGTATATCTTGATCGTTATCCCATCTTTCGGCGAATCGGAGAACTCCTGCAGTAAGCCGGAATAATTCGGGTCGATCACCTTATCCAGATCAATCGCAATATGACGCACCCAGTAACTAATTCGTGTCACCGGTCTATCTGGATTTGTATCGTCAACAACTTCTTTCGCGCCGATAATTTCGTAAGTCGGAAGTGGGTAGTAAGTCCACTCTTCAACGATCTTGAAAAACGTCCCAAGTGTTGCGCGTCCCTGCTCAGCCAAAAGCTTAAGCGCCTCATCCGCGCTCATCTGCGATTCGGCGATTCGGGCATCGACGATAGCCTTAATGCCAACATTCGCCAACATTCGCGGACCAATCGTATTGGGATCGCCCGTATATCCCGCACGCCTCGCCGCTTCGCTCGCATTAAAGCACTTTAGATATTCGTCAACAAATATCTTCTGTCGGTTGTTCATCGCCTTCCCAAAGTCTCGCACGTCCGACAGTACGCCGTCCCTGCGTCAGATTGCGCAATATCCGCTGCCGGATGCCCACACGGCTGCAGGGTCGCGTCTGGCAATGGCGCGCCGTTGCCAGACGCGACCCATGCCGCTATCAGGCAATGGATGCACAGCGTTTCGCCTGTCCGCGCTTCGCTTTCGTGGCAACGCTCGCATATTTTCATCATTCATTTGTCCGTGGTATTGTTTTTGAGCGACGAAACGGCACCGGCGTCATACCAGCGCCTTCAACCTGCTCGACTAGCCGCTCTGCCCAATCGCGCAAGTCTTTATTTTCTTGCTCCAAGATGATGAAGCGTTTCTCTATTTCTTCATTTTGTTTCTCTATACCGGCGCTGCGTTTCTCTAGTGCTTTGAACGCCCGCTCAAGCTGGTCAAACCCGGATTTACTCGCCGCCTGTGACGCAGTGAACAGCGATACAAATACAACCAGCAGACCGCCAGCCGCCGCAAATATCTTCAGTATGTCATCCAGGGTTACTGTCATCTGTCCGCCTATATCGTCGTTGGTACGCGGCCACAAGAGCCGGAATAATGTCAGACAGAAACAGCAGCGCCAGACCGTACCGGGATAAAACAACCATGTGGCTCGAGTTGTAATCATCTGGCCCAAGCCAGAGGAAAGCGTAAAACGCGACAACCCACAGCCTTGCCACCACCCGCGCCACGCCGCCAAAATAGGAACGCACGCAGGCAGCAGATGCCAGCGCCAGAACGATAACGCCCCATTCAGGCACGGCAATCATTTATAAGCTCGCGTTGATAGACTCGAAAATATTGGAGATCAGCGGGCCCATAATAGTCATCGCTGCGATGACCACTACGGCCACCAACACCAGTATTAATGCGTACTCGACCATTCCTTGCGCCTTGCTATCGCCGCCACTTGCGCCGTTACTCACAGCTTGAAACTGAAACGACTTGTAAACTTTGTGCACGCCAAGCGCGCCCAAAATCACAACAACAGAATTGGCAATCGGCTCAATCAGCGGCAGATATGCAGCCGGGATCAGCGGCAAAATAACGCTGTTCCAAATGCCCAGCACCAGACCAACAATGCCAGCCGTCAGCCCAGACTGCACACCCGCCAGGTCTTTGCCCAGCATCGCGCCCAGGCCCTTGATACCAGATGTCACCAAGAAAGTGACCACGAGCAAAATCAGCATGTTCACATTTGCAAATTCCATCAGTTTTCTCCTTGTAAAATAATATTCCTCCCATAATACAGACAAACATCAAATCAGCATACGCTCATTTTGCACAATTCCCGCTATTACGGGTCAATTATCCCCGCCCGAATCGCCTTGACCACTGCCTCGGCTGAGTTACGCGCCTCTAGCCGCTCGTAGCATCTCGACAGGTAGTTTGTCAGGGTATGGTAACTAATATTCATCTCGACCGCCATTTGCTGACGAGTTCTGCCAGATTTCAGCAGATTCAATGTTGCAATTTGTTGCGGAGACAACGGTATCTCGTTCGATTTTCGCTTTGCTCTCATATCCCGACTCCTTGAATAACACAACTGCCTGCGTCACGGTAGCAGCACTAAGCCGCATCCTGGCAGTATCAACGTACCGGTGCAGCGTGTTGCGATGGATGCCCAGGGCAAACGCGATCTCTTTGTATGTTTGGCCCTGGGCAAGCATCGACAAAGCCTGCTGCATACGCGGCGACAACAGCGGGTACGGCTCCATCGGCTAAGTTTCCTCATTCGGCAGCGCCGCGTACTTCGGCGCATTGATCAGCCTGGCGACGTGCGTACCACGATATATCGCCATGTCATCAGTC